CACGTAGAATAAGCATGGGGCCGCTGTATTTGGTTTTGACCGGGGTTAACTGCTCCTGGATGTAGGCTTCAACCTCGGACTCGATCGTGCAGCCGGACGCCAGGGCATCGACACGGAGCGCTGCGAGGTAGGCGTCGTGGTCACTCGCGGCCCGTTGACTGCGCTCGGGAGTCTGTGGTGCGATCAGGGTGCCGTCGCTGTGGGCGGACACTTCGACTCCGTCACCGGTCGTGCCGAGCAGCATGGCTTCGCGGGTCTTTGCGGCCTTATCTTTGGCGGACTCGGTCAGAGCCCGGTCGATGTTTGCTTTGCTCTGTGCCTTCAGTGCCGCGCGAGATTCGGCCTTGCGCTTCTTCTCGGCCTCGGCCTGTTTGGCGACCGCTGTGGGGGTCTTGTTGATCGCCTTGATGGGGGCGCGCCTTGCGGCCTTGGGGTGTGCTGTGGGCATAATTGGGGCTCCTATAAACTATCGGATCTCGATTGGAACACGGGGAGGCTGTGACGTCAATAACCACACTAGACTGCCCCGACTCGCGGGGCAGAAAGTAGGGTCAGTTCGAAACGCGCCAGATGCCACGCTCATCCTTCACACGGCCCAGAATCAAGCGCTGCGCGAGTTCACGGGCTCGGCGAACGGTTTGGAACGCAGCGAATTCAAAGTGCTGCTTCAGAGGGTCGAGTTTACCGGCCTCGGGCTGGGGGCCCTCGCCGAGCGATTTGCTGCTCGCAGCCTTGATACGACGGGCCTTGTTTGCCGCCGAGCGAATCGCCTGCATCTTGCTGCTCGGATTACGACCGTGGCGGCCGATCTTCTTGCCGTTGGTGCCATCTTTTTTTGCCATATTCATTCTCCTGGTTATGTGTGTTCGATGTGATCACACTCTGCAACGCCCATTCTACCAGACGCTGTGACTGGGATCAAGGCGCTGTGGATCAGGCGAGGATGCCGAACCAGACGAATGCCTGCTCGGGGGTGAGGATGTGCTCGGTGACGACCATGTCAGACCTTCCGAACTGCAGAGATGTGGATCGACTCGCCAGAGTCGAGGTCGACGATGACGCCGGCCCATTGACCCTCCTGGATTTCGATCTGCTCGATGGCTTCGTCCTCAGACATGAGGCTTTCGGCGATCATGGCAGACTCCAGCTCGATGTCGAGGTCAGGGGTCTCGAATCGACCGTCAACAACGGAACCGTCGATCAATGCTTGGTCGCAACGGGTGAGATATTCGGCGGCGATCTGGTTGGTCGTGCGGGGAGTGGACATGTCAGGCTCCTATCTGGCTATCGAGGCCGGGCACCTTGCCCGTCCAGAACTCCATTGGACCACAGCCGGGCACCCGACGCAATCTGTCCGTTTTGAAGATCGAGGGGGTCGAACATTCAACGGGGATGAATGACGAAGCGGGGAGCGGGGCGGCGTGAAACACATCCACGTTTCACGGTATCTCGCGGGGCTCGGGTTGAACGCAGACGCCTTGAGCTACTTGGGTACCGGACACATCAAGCGAATGCAAGGGAGATACCGCCCGTGAGGTCGACTCGTGAAACAGAGTGTTGGTTCCACGCAACGGGGGCGTGGTGCGAGAACAACAACGGGGTTGGCACGAATCTTGCTAGATACATACCAGTCTGAGGGCCGGGAGAGGTGGGAGGTATATAGGGAGGTGGGTCTAGTATGGGGGATCCACTCCCGACACCCTAGCAAGACTCGTGCCAATTCAATGGGCCCAAGCACGAGGGGGCAACTCCACCAGGGCTCTGGGGCGGGGGTCGAGGTCTGAGGATGGGTGTCTCTCCCTCGGTCGCTGGCCCACCTCCCCCCTACTCCTATCTTTTTTATATAGAGAGGATCGGGAAAAAGGGGGACAGAAACGTCCGGGAGGCGCGGGGGGCTCCGTAGCCGCCAGGACAGAGCGAGAGGAGGAGGAGGGGGTCGTGGGGGCCAGAACTGGTATGTGGGCGGTATCACACTGGTATGTGGTGTCTGGACCACGGCGGGTCTGGTTGGCCGCTCGACCCGCGAGCCCCGGCCCTCGGTAAGTGAGCACTAACTGGGGGACTTCACCATGGCGCGGGCAGCCCAGGCCTGGATACTTCGATCCCGAAGTTAGGACCCACTAACCCCGGCCCGGGACCCCCTTCACATCGAAGTGAGCACTAACCCCTTCAGCCGCGAAGCACGACACACGAAGTGAGCACTAACTGGGGTGCTGACCACGGACCGAGGGGAAGTGAGCACTAACTGGGGGCCCGATGTAGTACTAGCTATATAGGGGGAGCAAAGCGCGAGCACCAAAAATGAAGTTTATGGGGTTCTTTCGTCTTCGCGCAATTTCCGTGCACTTGTAACTGCGATCCTCGCAACGCTATCCATCCCCCTTCCTTCGCGTTCGAAGACCTGCTATACTACGCGCATGAGTCACGAAGCCCTTCTCCCCATCGAAGTATCCGACCCTGAAGCCCCCGCCGAAGAGTTGATTGAGCTTTTGACGGATGCGGAGAGTACTTTCTGTCTCGCGTACGTGGAGAAAGCCGGGAATCCCGGTAGGGCTTACATTCAGGCATTTGGTCATTCGACGGTGCCCAATGCTCGGGGCTTAGAATTGCTTCAAGATCCCCGAATCCGAGCACGAATCATCGAGTTGCAAGGCACACTTCAAGAAGTGGCGTTGGTGTCCATGCAATCCCACTTGGGGGAATTGGCGGAAATCCGTGATCTTGCGAAGCACATGGGAGCCATGAAAGTGGCCCTTGATGCTGAAGTGAAGCGCGGTACGGTCGCGGGCCTGTATCAAGCGAAGGGTGAATCAGCCCCGGTTGATGCCACACCCAAACTGAAAGAGATTGAGCAGCGGTTGATTGGACTCAACCGCAAAGCGAAAATGATCGCGAATACCGAAGTAGTTGACGTTGTGAGCGCCCAATGAAATTCGAGGGCATTCAAATCAGCGCCGAACTCGTCGAATCATTCGCGGGCGTGTATTTGAGCCCGATGTACGACGATGCACAACCGGTGCCGGATTTCCATCGCGAATGTTGGGAGTCGTATTGTTCAGATGTCGCAAACGTGGCGCGAGCGGCACCCCGGGGGCACGCGAAGTCGACAGCATTAACTCACGACTTTGGACTTGCAGCAGCATGCTTCAGATATGAATCACACATTCTGATCGTCTCAGCAACTGAAGACCTTTCGATGTCCCACTTGGGGGATATTTCGAAGGAATTGCACGATAATGAAGAGTTGCGGGCAGATTTCGGGATCGCTGAATTCCTAGTCGACGCGAAATCAGAAATAATCGTAAGGTGCACGGACGGATATGAATTCCGACTGATTGCACGCGGCGCAGGTCAGAAGCTTCGCGGTATGAAGTGGAATGGACGACGCCCTGGCCTGATTATTTGCGACGACATGGAAGAGGACGAACAGGTCGAAAACGCAGACCGCAGGGCGAAATTCCGCAAGTGGTTCATGCGCGCGCTGATGCCCCTTGGACGCCGTGGCTGCAAGATCAGATGGCACGGGACCATACTTCACACCGAATCGATGCTGTCCCACATAATGCGGGACAAAGAGTGGGATTCGAAGCTGTATAAAGCCCACCGAGCATTCGACGATTTCAGTGAAATCCTCTGGCCGGACATGTGGTCGGAAGAACGGCTACGGAAGAAGCAGCGGGAATACGTCCAACAGATGGACCCCGCAGGTTATTCACAAGAATACCTGAATGATCCGATGGACTCGAACGAGGCGTATTTGCGCCGCGAATGGTTCATTGACATGTCAGACGACGACTTTGAAAGTGAAAAGATCGTATGTGCTGCAGCTGACTTCGCTATTTCAACGAAAGATCGGAATAACCGCACTTCTATCACCGTGGGCGGCAAAGATCGAGAAAATGTCGTATGCATCCTAGACCAACACGTAGGAAGGTGGGATTCGACAGAGATTGTCGAAGAACTCTTCGACGTGTACAATCAGTGGCATCCGGATATCTTCTGGGTCGAAGACGGCGTGATTTGGAAAGCACTTTGGCCGGTCATTCGCAAAGAAATGCAGAAGCGGGATCAGTGGATCAATTTCGTAGCGAAGACACCCCAGAAAGACAAAGCAGCACGAGGTCGAGCGATGCAAAGGCGGATGCGCGGCGGCGGGATGAGATGGCCTTTCGAGGCACACTGGTTCCCGGGGATGCGTGAAGAGTTGTTAAAATTCACCCCACACAGCGAAGCGACTCTTGATGACCAGTTTGACTCGTGCGCTTGGCTTATGATTGGTTTTGAAGAACTCTCCGAAGTGGAAGATGAAGACTTCGAAGAACCCTGGGAACAAGAAATGCGGGCAGCCGATCCCCGCCACCAGATCGGTCGCAACCAAACTACCGGATATTAAGGAGATTTATATGGGTATTCTTACACACTTTCTGGCTCACGCCCGTGCTGCTCTTGACCGTGCCGATAGCGCGGTTATTGATGAGACCAAGCAACTCTTCGGTGAGGCACTCCAAGCGCTTGAAGACGATGTCGCGGCGATTAAGAAGCACCTGGGTTTGACGCCTCCGGAACCGGTCTCGACCGAAGTGTCCAGCACCCCCACGGCTACTCCCGCCCCGGCCCCAGTGGTCGCGTCGACGGAGAGTACCGTCGCAGCCCCCTCTCCCGCACCTGTGGAGCCTGCCCAGGCCCCCGCAGAGGCACCAGCCGCAGCCCCGGCTGCTCAGGAGGTGAGTCAATGAAAAAGGCAATCCATGCAGCCCGGTCGGTGAAGCAGTCTCTGCCGGCCACTTTTCACAGCAAGCGCTCGGCAACTAGTAAGCCTGCAGCGCCTTGCCAAACGCCTCCCACAACTTCGGAGCCCATCAATCAGCGAAAGCAGATGGCGGGCACCTCAACTCAAGGATTTAAATGCCATGGTTAAACCGACCAAGAAGTCGGAGCATTCGTCTCTGACTCATACCGCTCACAAGGTTCACACGGTGAGCAATCACCGCCTCGCAGCTAGTGACCATTCCAAAGTGTTCCCGCAACACGTTGGTCATGATGGCTGGCACAAGGGTTCCCGTAATGGGCACCCGGGTTCGCATTCTGTGCATTCTAAAGGTCGCAAATAATGCGCTTCACTCTCGCTACTAAATTGGCGAGCGAATCGCGGGTGGATGTTATCGATATGTCCCCCGCGATTCAGGGTCCTTACGGCCTGAACGCACCGGCCACAGTTGTGTGTACGGTGTATAGTGGCACTGATCCAACACCGTCTGCGGTTGTCGGGGGTGTGACTGTCAACAGCATAGGTTACCCATACATTAATTTGACACTGAATGCTGCTGGCGTTCTTGGCGTCATTTATCAAATCACGATCACATGCCCGACCAACAACGGTAATGTGACTGCAACTGGATTCCTGGCCATCGTGCCTGATCCTTTGTGATGGAGTTAAAATGGAACAGTTAGAAACTTCCCTGACTCTCACGAAGGAATTGACGCTCAGTGCGAATCTGTGTGACCATTTCAGCAATCGCGATCTTGACACCATCGGTAAGTGGGTGAAAGACGGTTACGACCAGGACGATGAATCGCGCTCGAAGTGGAAGAAGCGTTATGAATCCGCGATGAATCTCGCGGTACAGCTTCAGCAAGAGAAGTCGTTCCCGTGGCAAGGATCGTCTAATGTCAAGTTCCCACTGATCACCATCGCGGCGCTTCAATGGCATTCTCGCGCTTATCCGACGTTGATCAGTGGCACCAACGTGGTCAAGTGCCGTGTGATCGGCCCCGATCCTAAGCAAGAGAAATTCGCGAAAGCTCGGCGTATTGGTACTTATATGTCTTGGCAACTTCTTGAAGAAGACCAAGCATGGGAAGAAGGTACTGACCGGGCCCTTATCCAACTTCCAATTGTTGGTTGCGTGTTCAAGAAGACCCGTCGAGACAGCGCGAACCGTCGAAACGTGTCTGAGACAGTATCCGCAATGGACTTTGTTGTTGATTACTATGCGAAATCGGTCGAAGAAGCCCGCCGCAAGACCCATGTGATTCCTCTGTACCGCAATGATGTGTACGAGAGAATCCAGATGGGTGCGTACAGAGATATTTCCGGGGAAGGATGGCACAGTAATGTACCTCAACCGAGTACTCCCGGAATTGCTTCGAAGCGCGACCAGCGGATTGGTCAAACCGCCCCGCAAATCACAAGTACCCCGCAAAATACCCCTTTCACATT